AGAAACAAAGCTCGAGGTAAAGCTCTGCAAGGTGGTCGATCTAGAACAGCAGGCAGAAATGCTTATCTTAATTATTTAAGTACAGCTGCAAGAGTAGACAGTGTAATGCAAGCAACCTATGGTAGAAACATGGCGTATGCACAAGAGGGTGCAAGACGTAAGTACCTCAACAGAAATGCAAAAGCAAGAGAAGCACTAGGTATACCAGCTGCATATGGAGCACCTGTAATGTTGTCACCAACAGATAGATTTAGCGGATTCCTTAGTGTCGCTAGTTCTGTTGCTGGTATAGCAAGTAGCCTATCAGGAATACCTCTTGGTGGCGGTAAGAACATCTTTGGAGTTCAGATAATAAACTAATGACCTCATCATTTGACAACTTCGGTAACGTCGTAGGTACGCCTCGAGATAAGTTACCTGACATAAGTGATACTAATTACTTAGCCACAGAAGCTGACCTAACAGAGGCAGTTAACAAAGAGATAGATAGAAACATCGTGGACACTAAGGAGTTCTACGATGATATGATGAAGATAGAAGAAAATAGATACAAGGCTAGAGATAAAAGATTACAGTATATAGCTGAGATTACTGGTAAGGTAGGGCCTATACTAGAATCCATCGCAGCTCAACGTGCTACAGATAGACAAAATGATGCTAAGTTTGCGTCTGATAGAGCAAACAGAGCTGAGATTGTAAAACTTGGTGAAAATGCACATAATTACAATAACACACTTTTAACTAAAGAGCTAGAAGAAAACGAAAATCTACAACAACCAGAGGTTCAAGAAATTCTAGCTCAGTTAACAGATGACTTAAATCCAGATGTAGACTTACAAACTTTCTTATATCAATATGATAAGAATAAACTCAAAGCTATTTTTAAAAGTGCACATGATACCTTACAAGTTGATAAGTCTACAAACCAGTTAGAAGGTGTTGACAGGCTAAACTTTATTGGTGATCTTATAAGTAATAAAATTCATGTGGCTGCACAGCAACGTGGTTTTGACATAGAGTCCGGTAGGTATGAACAAAACTATGGTAATATTATCTTTGATGAGATACAAAAGTTAAAAGAAAACTATTCTTGGGCACTGTCTGAGTCTATCAGCACTAACAGAAAAGCAAAAAGAAAAGAAGAGTTTGAAAATAAAATACTAAGCTCAATTAGAAACATAAGTAAAAAACCAGAAAACGGTCAGGATCTTACTCTATTTACAGATACTAAAACAGGACTTATCCAGCAGCTGGCTGTTGAGTTCTTTAAAAACGAGCCAAATGCTATATCTAAAGCTACAGATATGTTTTATGATGTAGCTGCAAAAGCAGGCGAAAATGGTGGTCTAAGTGAAACTCAGCTAAATAATATCTTATACGATCTACCTTACACAGAAGCTCACAGTGGTAAAGAGTTTGACAATATTGTTGAGTATTCTAACCAGCTTCCGATAGGTAGTAAGTTTTTTGGTAAGACTATGAACAGGATAGAGCAGATTAACGAAGCTATCCGTTCACAAGATACTGTAAATAATGATAGACTAATTAAAGAGATACAAGATGCACGTACTGTTCATAGAGATAAGTACGATAAATTACTTGAACGAGAAACTGATCCTACACCTACAGAGATATATCAAATATTTTCTGAGTTTACTGGTGATCCTAACTCATTTAGAAAGGGTCACAGACTTAAAGGTGATATACCAGAATGGTTAAAATCTGCTCTTACAAATCTTGACTTTGCAGGCAACGAAGAGATTAAGAATAAAGTAAAGTTTGCTAGTCTAATTAACGATCAAAGTGGTGTGCTTAGAAAAATGGCAGCTATGTACTTGAAAAAAGAAGTACGTGAGTTAACACCTACTGATGAGTTTCTTGTACAGCAACTAGAAGTAGAGCTTGCTGGTACTATAACACTAGGAACAACAGGTGCTAAAAGTGATTTTAAAATACATATTGATAAAGGATTACCACCTATAGCATTTATAAAAGATAAAGTAGACGAGTTACAAAAGAAACTAGATGCCGGTGAGTTTGATGTATTTATTACTGAGACATCTCCTAAGCTTGCATATCAAAAACAAGATATGGCACAAGGATACTTAGATGATCCTAACTCAATCAACGATAAAAACGTCAAACCCGGAGAAGCTTTATGGCTGGAGAAGTCACTTGCACACGTGCGTAGTGGTGGTAAACTATATCCAGAAGTTCTAGAATGGTGGAGTGAGTTTAAGGTTATAGATGAAGCTGATGGTAAATTTAAAAGACCGCGTGAGTTTATGATGCACAGACTTGCTGTAACAGGTGCATTTAAAGACGATCCACTATACGGTAAATTTATACCAAAAGAAAAAACATTTTTAGAAACTGATAAATTTAATTATCAAACTAAAAATGGTTTACATGGTGCATTAACTATAATGACAGCTGTTGATGAAAATGGTGAGCCGTATGCAGAAAAAGTTTTAGAAACATTTGAATCACCAGATGCTGTAAAAGGTTATCATAATCTTAAGGGTTACGATTATCATTCTGGTGCTGCTGACTTTGGTGAGTACCCCGGTAATCCATTTAATTTTACAGTAGATAGACAAGGTAATATAGAACAACAAGGTAGGCGATTTGTAAGTATACAAACTAGAAAAGCTTTGAACGTATACGAACAAGCTGAAAAACATCCAAACATGAAACTAGGAAGATACGGCATTACAGGTAAACAATATAAAGATTTACTTGATGCCAACGATGGTGAGCTAAAACGTATCGTCGAGCGAGAAGGTTATGATTTTGATTCAAACTTTCAAGATTATCTTGCTTTTGAACTTGCAAGGCACAACCTAAGTCGAATGAACTCCATACGTGGTATGTCAGTCGAAGGTGGAGCTGTAGTGTCAAAACTTCTGACACTTAGCCCTAACGAGCAAGAAGCACTTAACGAGTTATTTCCTAGACTAAAGCAGTATAGTGCATTACAATTACATAATTTAATGCCACAAATAGCTAACGTTGTATTAACTGAAGTGCAAAAAACACAAAAACCTAAAAAACGAACAGGAAGATTTAAACGATGAGCGACTCCTACTCAGGTGGCAACTCTTATCAAGTCAATGAAGATGATATACAAACTGGTATAGATGTAGCTAGGGACGCTATAGACGACTATGAAGCTAGGCGACAAGAAAAGTTACAGAAACAGGAAGCAGCAAATACAGCTGAACAACAAGCAGTATCTGAGCAGGCCGATCCACGTAATGCTGAAACTTGGGGTGCTAAGGCACTCATCAAAGAGGGACAGTCTATTTTATCTGGCGGCTTGCAAGACACTGCGTCTTCATTAGCCACATTCCCAGAACGCACTATGGATGCGTTATCAGGGGAAATGCAAAGAGAGAAAGAAGAAAAAGGATATTACAAACCCGAGTTTACACCATTTGACTCTTATGACAATCCTATTGAAACCAAGACATGGTGGGGTAAACAGTTAAGAGGTCTTGTACATTTCGGTAGTTTAGCACTTGGTACAGCAGCAGTAGCAAAAGCAGCTATAGCGTCAGGTGCAGTCACGATACCAGCTGGTTTGATAGGAATTGCCAGTAGTAGTGTTGCTCGTGGTGCAGCTTTAGGAGCTGTATCTGATCTTATATCTAAAGAGTCAGATGAACAGAACGCACTAGGTGCATTACGTGACAGATATGGTTGGTTTGATACACCACTATCTACAAAAGATACTGACCATCCTGTTATGATGAAAATAAAAAACATCGTAGAAGGTATGGGCATAGGTCTTGTATTTGATGGCCTTGCGTATACTTTGAAGAAAGGTAGCAAATCAGCAGTTGACCAGATTACAGCTAGAAATAAAAGCCTAGACGATCAAACAATTAAAGCTGGTATAGCACAGCTCCGTCAAGGAGATGTCGAGTTTAGAGCTGATAAAAATAGACCTATTGCAGAACCACATCAAGGAGCACACATATCAGAAGTAGAACCAACTGTAGCACGTGACCAGCTATCTCGTACTCGTAATGAGTGGGGATCAGAAGAAGGATCTACTGGTAGTGTAACAACCCCAGTCGAACGTGAGCGTGTAGCTAGGTACGGTGGTACAGACGAAGAAACAGCAGATCGTATACTTCAAAGCTTGATGAGCGATCAGAAGTTTAAGAAAGAATTAGACGCTGTAAAAGGCGACAGAAAAACACTATCTGCTAAATACAAAGAGCATGTAGCAGCACATCAACGAGTGACTCTAGGTAGAAATGCAGCTGATATGTCACCAACCGAGTATTTTAAAGAGCTAATAGAAAAACAAAAAGATATAGTAGATGGTATACCAATCTTGCAGTCAGCAGATGTAGTTACCTTTGACCTAATTTTAGGTACACTACTTAAACAGCTACGTGACACAGGTACAGCTGCTAGAGAGATTGCAGATATTGTTAACACCAACGCTATAGATGGCCCTGCTAAACAGATTGTAGACACAATGCTTTATGCGTTGTACGAAACTAAAAAGGCTAGACTTGTTAAGTCTGACTCATTCAAAGAGTTAGGTGCTGGTAAAGCTAGAAAGAAAGCGATTGAAGAAACATTAGCATCAGAAGTAGCTAAGTCCAGAGAGTCTATACAAACTGTACTTAACATAGCTGATGATGATGATAATTTACTCATGGCTATGTATGAAGCATTTTCTATGATGAAAGATGTAAATACATTAGATGACTTTGACAGATGGGCAAGAACTGTATTACTAGGTGGTAAATTAGAAACAGGTGGTGTAAGTAGAACAGGTATTCTTATACGTGAACTGGAAGGTGTTATGAGTCACAGTGTACTGTCTGGCCCTAAAACACCAGTTCGAGCAATCATGGGTACATCTACTGCAACATTTTTAAGACCTTTTTCTACTGCACTAGGAGCTGCTATACGTTTACCTTTTAGTGGTGATACACAAACTTTAAGAGCTAGTCTTGCATCAATCAACGGTATGATAGAGGCTATACCAGAATCCTTTACTTTGTTTAGAGAAAGACTGAACTCATACTGGAAGGGTGATATAGCAACTATTAAGACTAGATTTTCAGAGTACAGCAAGGGTGACGACAACTGGGAAATACTACGTAGATGGGCAGAAGATAGTGGTAGAGCTACTGATGGTGAAAAAGCTGCGTTTGCTATGGCTAACCTAGCACGTCAAATGAACAATACTAATTTTCTGACTTATTCTACAAAGCTGATGGCTGCGACTGATGATGCGTTTGCATATATACTTGGTCGTGCTAAGATGCGTGAAAAGGCTATGCGTAGGGCTCTGGAGTTACAAGAAGGTGGCTATAAAACACCAAAAATTACAAAAGAGTTAATGAAAGCATACGAGGATGATTTCTATAGTCAGGTCTTTGACAGTGCTGGTAATATACAAGATGAAGCAACAAAGTTTGCACGTAAAGAAGTTACACTTACACAAGAGCTTACAGGTTTTGCAAAAGGTCTAAACGATGCTTTTACCTCTATGCCACTAGCTAAACCTTTCTTTTTGTTTGCTAGAACAGGTGTAAACGGCCTTGCATTGACAGGTAAGTACACACCCGGGTTTAACTTCTTAGTCAAGGAGTTTAACGACATTGCACTAGCTAAACCATCTGATCTAACTGAAGTAGCTAAGTATGGTATTACAGATGCTATGGAGCTATCTAACGCTAAGGCTTTACAAACAGGTCGATTGGCAATAGGTTCTGCTGTAACATTTATGGCAGCTATGGCATGGATGCGTGGTGATTTAAACGGTAATGGCCCTGTTGACAGACAGAAAAGACAGATGTGGCTAGATG